ATGTTCCTGACGGAAAAACCCGAAGCGTGATCAAACTCCTGACGCTCTTGCTGTCGCTGCTTGACCGCGTTTTTACCGAATGGGGAAACGCCAAGCTACGGACGCAAGGGCGTCAGGACGCGCAGGAGCAACTCGATGCAAATGTCGCCAAAGCCGATGCAGCTGTTGACGCTGACGATCTTTCTCGTGTTGACCGGCTGCGTAACCGATTCGACCGCGCTCGTCGGTGACTACTGCCGCATCGCCAAACCTATTGGTTATGATAGTCGGACCGACACCGCTGAGACGGTGAAAGAGATTGAAGCGCACAACAGCAAGTGGGCCTGCGTGTGCGATAAGGATTGTCCCGCTGGTATAGCCCCTTGAAAGTGGTATAAGGTCCGCATCATGGCTACAGCAATGACCTATACCAGTCTGCTGAACGACCTCCGGAACTATCTGGAGCGCGGGGCTACGTTTGCGACTGACCCGTCTGTCTACCTTCAACTGCCCAGCCTGATCGGCCTTGCTGAGCGTCGCCTCGCTCGCGAACTGAAGATTCAAGGCACCGTCACCGTGGTATCATCTACCATGACACAGGGAACGCCGACCTACCCTAAGCCGGATCGTTGGCGCGAAACTGTCAGCATCCGGGTTGGTACGGGCGCCGGCTACAACACGACGCAGGAGGTCTTCCCGCGCGCGTATGAGTATATGCGTCAGTACTGGCCGAACCAGACGTTGACCGGGACGCCGCGCTTTTACGCGGACTACGACTATTCGCACTGGTTCTTCGCGCCCACGCCGAACGCGGCGTTCCCATATGAAATCATCTATTATGAACTGCCGCCCCTGCTCGGCGAAGATCTGCAGACGAACTGGTTCACGGAGTATGCGCCGAACGCCCTGCTCTATGCCTCGCTGCTGGAGGCCGCGCCGTTCCTGAAGAACGAAGAGATCATCCCGATCTGGCAGGGCTTCTATGACCGGTCCATCGCCGCGCTCAATGGCGAAGACATTCGTCAGATTGCTGATCGCGGCATCGTCCGCAGGGAGGACTAAGGCGTGCCGAGTTTCACAAATACCTTCGGCGGCACGAATATCTATTCGGCCAACCCCAGCTATCGTGCTGTCGCTCTCACTGCGAATGTCACCCTGACGTGGCCAACTGAGCTTGCCTCCAATACCAATGTCGTTGCGTCCATCATGGACGTCACTCCTTCAGCGGGCAGCTTCACCATCCGCATGCCTGACGCTTCGCAGGCTTCGGTTGGCGAAACGGCCCTGTTCTTTAACCCGGGGAGCTTCACGTTCATCGTTGCCGATAACAGCGGGAACACCCTTGCGTCTATTGCAGCTGGGCAAAGCTGGCAGCTGTATCTGACGAACAACGCCACGGTAAATGGTACGTGGCGAGCTCTGGCCTATGGCGTCGGCTCATCCGCTATCAACGCCGCCTCTCTTGCCGGCTTGGGCATTAAGGCAATCGGCGCGACATTGAATCAATCTATCTTGGTTGATCCACTGGATGCGAACTTCACCATCGGCAATTCCGACCGTTCAAAGATGTTCCTGTGGACAGGCGGTGCTGGCACGCTGACGCTGCCTGTGTCTGCCACTGTTGGCAATGATTGGTTCTGCCAGATTCGCAACGGAGGAACTGGCGCCATCACTGTTCAAGGGCCCGGCGGCGAATTCGTCGATAACGGCGCGTCGTTGATTATGAACCCGGGCGCCAGCGCGTTTTTCGTTTGCGATGGTCTTGAATTTTATACCCTTGGGCTTGGTCAGCCGGCTGAGTTCACCTTTGATTACATCTCCATCAGCCTGACGGGTGAGACGAGTCCGTATACGCTGGAGGGGGAGGAACTGAACCGGATCGCCTATCGGTTTAGCGGCACGCTTCTGGCAAATATGCAGATCATCGTGCCCGCCACTGTGCAGCAGTACTGGGTCGATAACGCCACGAGCGGCGCCTACACACTTACGGTGAAGACGGCTGCGGGTGCGGGCGTGACCTTGAATCAAAACTCGCGACAGATTCTGTATTCCAACGGCACCAACGTTGTGGTGGCAGACACGAGCGGCATTTCCACTCCGATATCAATAGTTCAGGGGGGCACCGGCTCTACGACGGCAAACGGGGCTTTGGTGAATCTTGGAGGCTCCTCTCTGGGCATTACCGTTTTTACCGCAGTCACGTCCAATAACGTCTGGGCCGCTCTGGGGGCCGCCCCATCGGGCACGGTCAACGGTGGTTCGTTTTAATGCTCATTCCCGTCAACATCAAATCAGAGGCCGGCATCAAGCGCGACGGCACGAGGTTTGAAGGAAACTTCTACGTCGACGGGCAGTGGGTGCGGTTTCAGCGTGGGCTGCCGCGCAAGATTGGTGGCTATAGACAGATTAGTAACTACTCTCTGGGTGTCGTTCGGCAGATTCATACGCTGGGCTTGGACAACTTTGCCTACACTCACATCGGTCATCAATACGGCGTTCAGCGATTCACGATTGATGTCAACGGCAACACATCCGCACTGGCGAATCGAACTCCTGTCGGTTTTGTCGATAACGCAAATTATAATTGGATGTTCGACGCCATGTTTGACGGCGCCGGCAGCGGCAACGTTATTATAGCGCATGCCACCGACAGCCTGATGGACATCACCAGCGGCACGAACTACCCGATCTATATCGGTGACGCATACGGCACGTCGAACCTGACGCAGATTCCCGGAGTCAGCGCAAGCGGTGGCATCGTGGTTCTGCATCCCTACCTTTTCCTATATTCCAAGAACGGCTTCTTGCAGTGGTCGGACATTAACGACCCTACGAATTTCATCAGCGGAGATGCCGGTGACGCATTCATAACAGCCTCGAAGATTGTCAAAGGTATGCCGCTGCGTGGCGGTGGCCAGAACCCAGCCGGCCTCTTCTGGTCGCTCGATAGCTTGATTCGTTGCTACTACACTGGTGGCCAAGACGTATTTGGATTCGACACGATTAGCTCGCAGATCAGCATCCTCGCCGTCAACAGCGTGATCGAGTACGACGGCATTTACTTCTGGATCGGTCGCGACCGATTCATGATGTATAACGGCGTCGTCCGAGAGGTGCCTAACAATCTGAATATAAACTACTTTTTTGATGGACTTAACTTAAACTACGCCAACAAGATCTTTGCTTACAAGGTTCCTCGCTACGGTGAAATCTGGTGGTGCTATCCGCGCGATGACGCCACGGAGTGCACTCATGCGGTAATCTATAACTTCCGCGAAAACACATGGTACGACACCCGGCTTCCAAACAATGGACGCTCTGCCGGCTTGTACGCTCAGGTGTTCCCTTCGCCGATTTTGGCTGGCGTTGATCCTATTATACCTCCCATCCTTTCAGATACTCGCATTACGGAGGATGAAGATATCCGCATTACAGAGGATTCTGACACGCGCGTTATCAATAACGGTCCGGTCACTTACAAGATTTGGCGCCATGAGTTTGGCGTCGATGAGATCGATGGGCCGTTCGTGAATGCGGTTGAGAGCTTCTTCGAGACTGGCGACATCGCGCTGATTATATCGGATCCGCCGAAGAATCGGGCAATCCACGTCGAGATGATGGAGCCGGACTTCGTGCAGGTCGGGGAGATGACAGTTCAGATCACGGGCCGGATAAACGCGCGGGCGCCTGAAGTTTATGGACCGTTGCGCGCGTTCCCTGCAGTTCCTTCCGAGAAGTATGAGCAGCAGGTGTTCTTCAAGGAGCAGCGCCGCGAGCTTCGTTTCCGCTTTTCGTCTAACACGGTGAACGGGGACTATCAGATGGGCCAGATCGTCGTGCATATCGAACCGGCTGATGGGCGGTATCAAAGCTAATGGCTAAGATTATCACCACTACCATCGACCCGCGTATCGTTGACAACGTGGTGGAGTGGACGGACTACATGTTCCCCTCCATCGAGGATTTCGGCGTCGCAGCCCGTCTCATGGATGAAAGAGATTGGAAAGATTGGGCCTCTGGGTTATCAAGTATCGGGTCTCTCGCCGAACTTGGGATTCCCAATGCGTATCAGTTTGATGACTGGCGCGAATGGGCGATGCGTTTCAATGACGTGATTAGTCAGGGGTCTTAGCAGATGGCTCGCGGACGTTATAACGAGCAAGAGCCGGATCTCTACGAAGATCAATTCGGTCAATTTTATTACGACCCGAACACGGGTGAATTTGTCAGCGTCCCTGCCGTGTCTGGCATCGGCGCGCCTGAGGTATCGTATTACGCGCCTCAGTCTGAGCAGACATACTACGAACCCGAGCAGACGTATTACGGGCCTCAGCGCGAGTCTGAGCAGACATATTACGAGCCGGAGC